TAAAGATCCCATACCTCTTGAAGATACGCCAAGATTTGCACCCGACTTTAGAAGACCCTTAACAATATTTCCCATTGGTGTTTCAGTAATCTTTGCTTTTCCAATAACATCATTTCCTGACCACTTTAATTCTGTGATCATGTGTGAAACTCTATCAAGATTAATTGATGGTCCTTGTGGATGACCAAGTTCACCATAAGCGCGATTGCTGGTTACATTTTCTTTAATATATCTGTTAACTTCTTTTTCTAGAACAGGCTTTCTATACACCCTGCCATTACGATTTACTTGTTCTGACTGAAGAAAAATACCCTTGATATAGTGTTCTTTCTCTCCGCTTTCTTTAGCTTCAGAAATATACTCTACATCTACGATTTGTTCTGCAATGAGTTTCATTTTATTTCCTTAATTCTTATAAGCTATAGGCACAATTCGTACTGAGTTATCTATACTGCTAGAATTAATAGTGTCTGTTGGCGATTTTTCAAGAAGTAAACTTTCACCGCCAATGATAACTACTGTATATTTCAATGTGCCATTAGCATAATGACAATTTATAGTATGACCTGCGTTTGATAATGCAATGTCTGTTACTCTTACTAAGTTAGCATTGCCATAATTACTTGAACTTACAGTATTGCAATTATTTGAAATTCCTAACGGCTTAATAATCATACGTTGAATCCTGCGTTATCTACGTTGACATGTGGAAACTGCATTGCAGTATCTGTACCTTCAACTGGTTTTTCTCTGTGAATTAGATAATCATGAATTGCATCAACATCATGCTTTGCTGCAGTAATTTTTGCCTGTACCCATGATTCTAAATCTTGATTATCTTGCATCATGTTAACTAAGTCGTTTGCCTTAGAAGCAAGAGCACGAAGTTGTGTCTTTGCCATTTCGCCTTCTGCATCTTCAAAGCTTTCTTTCATTGCATTCTTAGTTGCAGTAGCATACATAACTGACTTTGCTCTTTCACCATATTTTTGTTTAAAGCCGGCATAATTCTTTTTCATGCCCTTTACAATGTCTTCTCTCTTTTTCATCTGAGAGTCAGTCATTTCGCCCATTTCTTTATTATGAGCGTAAGTATCTTCTATTGTGCAATTTTTTACACCATGAACTGGGCACATTGTACCAGCTTCTGTCATATTACACTTTGCTTCAGAGACTGTACTTCCTGTCGAAGAATAACCATAATCAGAAGTGTCTACATTTCTATCATCTTCTGATTTAACTTTCTTTTCAGGAGTTTTCTTCTTAGCTTCTGCTACTGAAGTTTCTTCATATGCCTTTTCGGCAGCTTTAATGCTACGATAACCATGTCGTTGGCCTGGATCATTTTTCTGAACGTCTTGTTCTGCTTTCACATTATTTGCAGTGAAAACGTTTTTGTTCTTGTTGACATCTTCATGATCTTTTACAGGATGTGCTGAAAGAAAATCTTCTTCACCCTTTGGAACGTTTCGACCAGCTCTGTCTTTAATGATATCTTTAAGATTCTTCGCCATTAGATTCTTCCTCTTCGGTATCTTCTTCCGTAGCATTATCTTCAGGCTGTTCTACATCTTCAACTTCTTCAGTATCTTCTGTAGAATCTCTAAATATACTTTGCGCTACTTCTATTTTCTTATTATTTATAGCATCAGTAATACGATCTAACATAACATCTTTAAAAGACGCTTCAAAGTCTAGAGCATTCTCTGCTTTAGAATGATTGATCATATTTAATATTGCGTCACTCATAATTTAACTCCACTTTGATATTTCTGCAAGACTTGTTTAGCATTACCACCACCAGATTTAGCTATAATCTGTGAAGCAGATTTTAATTTAGACATGTCTTGTAATGATTTATTATCTTTATTTATTAAACGCTGATATGTATTTTGTGCGTCTATAAGTTTTTTAGAGCCATCATCTTGTTGAACAGGTGCACCACCGCCACCGGCCTGTTGTGCACCACCGCCGCCTGCACCAGGGTCCATAGTTCCATCATCCATCATTGGAGGATTAAAGATTTCATCTTCTTGTTCTTCAATTATTTTTGCTCTTTGTTCTTCAATATCTTCATCAGTTTGTTTTAAGATATTCTTCTGAATCCATTCATTAGAATAGTATCTGCCAATCAACGGCATCATATTGTTATAAACATCTATTCTAGAACTTAAGATTTCATTATCTTTAAGTTCTGTGAAGAAACCATCATTTGTGAAGTCAATCTTCATATCTTTACAGATATTATTCCAATCTTCAATAGCTATAACGCCTTTAAGAACAAGTTGTCTTTCTAATAGCTTAAAGAAAAGTGCAGAGAATTTTCTTCTAAGTCTAGAAACAAACTTTCCAAACTTTACTTCTTCTCTTGTAATTTCTGATGATCTACCAATATTGAAAGCAGTGTTTTCTTGTTCAATACGACTCACTGGAACATTAAGTGATCTATAAAGTTTCTTTTGGAAATAGAGAACATCATCCATTTCGCCAAGGTTTTGACCAGCTGGAAGTGTTGTATCTTCTGTACCTCTACCACCTTCACGACGTGGAAGCCAATAATCTTCCAACATAGTCATGAATTTACGATCATCTCTGATTTCGCCTGATGCTGCATCATAAACAAGACGGTTCTTATGTTTAACCATAATTTCACGAACGTATTGTTCTGCTTTCATCTTAGGAAGATTGCCAACATCGATGTACCAAAGACGACGTTCTGGTGCACGTGAGATACGATAAATTACAGTTGCATCTTCAAGAGTGCGAAGTTGATTTAAAGGCTTAATACCTTTATGAAGGTGTGATAATACCATAGTTCCATATGTATCAGTTAAACCTGATGTAACATGGATGACTGAATCTTTTGCAATTTTTAAACCTGATTGAGTCGTTGGACCAGTTTGTTTATTGCCAACATTAAAGCCTCTCTCATTAAAGATATAGTATTCTGCTTCAGTCTTAGTAACTGTTGCATCACCATTCTTAACTCTCTTCTTAGAGACTTCTTTAATTTTTCTTATTTTTCTTGGATCAATATATCTAACTTCTTTGATACCATCTCTAACATTAGCATCGTCGATGACAACGTGATAATAAAGACGACCATCGATATACCATCTCTTATAAATGTCATAAGCATGATTATTAAAGTCTATGAGTCTTAAGACTTCTTTAAACTCGTTTTGTATAGCTTTCTTAACATTTGCTGTAATATTTACATCGTCTAAAACAAGTTTAAGGATATCTTCTTCATCAACACATATAGATGCATTTACAATTTCGTCAACAGCAGCATCAATTTCTGGCTGTACTGACATTTCTCTATATTTTGTGACTAATTCTGCTTCAGTTCTTACAGTTCCATCTAAGTCGACGTATGTTCCGTAAGAACCTCCGGCAGATATCGTAACCGCCCCGTCGTCTGCTTCTTTTGGGACAAACGACGGGAACGATTCTTCTTTTTCTTTTCTTTTAAATTCAAAACCAAATAACTCGGCCATTAAACCCTACTTTTGTTTGTTAATCATAATATATTAATTAAAGTTGAATTAGCCTTGAGGTAATTCAACTTGATAACCTGGGTTAGCACCAACATCAAGCGGTGCCCAGTAATCGTATGCAAATGTTACGTCAAAAGTTTCTACCTGATTTGTTGTATCCCAATCAAGTGAGATAGCATCAACAGATGTAGGGAATGCACCAACTAGTGTATATGATCTGATGATTCCATTTTCATCACCAGGACCAGCTTTACCATACTGATGTACTTCGATGTTTACTTTATAATTTGATGGAGATGCAGAGTCGTAGTCCATTCTGTTTGAAACGTGAGCATTAATTGAATTCAACCATGCTTCGAATGAATTACGAAGATCAAAATCTTCATCGTTCATTACTGTTATTGTCCAATCAGTGAATGTTCTATCACCAGCAATTTTAATCTTTCTACCAAAATATGGAATATCAATAGAATCGACTGTAGATGCAGGTAACTGCGCAGCTCTAATTAAGAAACTAGCAGCGCGTGCATCTCCCGGAGCTGCGTCCGGGAATTGCATTACTACCTTAAATAGGCTGGGTCTAGCACCACCAAGTGTTAAACCATTTCCTAAGAATTCGTTAATATTAAAAGCCATTTGTTAAACTCCTTTTTATCTTTATTTATTAGAACTTGCCAACTATTTCTGAGAACGCGACACCAGTTCTAACAGCAACGAAGTTCAACTGAATAAAGTTGATTGAACGAGCTGGCTTAATGTAAATATCACCAACAAACTCGTTACGATCAATAACTTCAGCTGTATTGTTTGTCTGATCACAAACAACTAAGAAGTCTGTGATACCACGACGACCTTTAATATCTCTCAGATATGGGATAACCAAGTTTCTGAATTGTGCTCTAGTGAATTCATCGTTGAATTCGAATAGAGTAAACTTAGCGGCCGTAGCAATTGCTTTTTCAAGAACAATGAACAAGCGGCGTACATTGATTCTATCAAATGCTGATGGCTTATTGAGAGCAGTCTTATCGCCGAACAATACAATTCCTTGTCCAGGGAATGCAACAACTGGGTTTACACCAGCCTTATACAACTGATCTCTATCAGCTTTGCTTGGGTTATATGAAAGTTTTACGATGTTCTTGATATTACCGCGGTTGAAACCAGCTGGTGACCACCATGGATCATTTGTGTTATCTGTGCGAACACAGAGACCAGCAATATCACCGTTTAATGGTACCCAACGATATAAATCATTGTACTTGTCATACATGTACTTATATCCAGAATCAACCATAGCATATGATGAACTTCTTATACCATTTTTATATTCTAGTACTGCATCCAATTCATTGCCAACGTTGTTAACAACATCAGATTTTATTGGAGATACGAAAGCTACGCAATCTTTTCTTACTTCGCAAATATTATCGATGATATAATTTGCAAGATCAGTTCCTGATTTTGCTTTACCTTGAAGAATGAGAGATACATCAACATCTTCTGCAGAAGCAAATTTATCATATCCTGATGCTATTACTGAAAGAGCAGCATTAAGTTCGCCATAACCATCTTGACCACCAACAAATTGAAGATTTAATGCGGCTTCATTTGAAGAGCTAGTAACGTTAAGAGCATTATTGTGAACAGCACCTGGTCTATCATTAGCAAACCAGATATATTTTGATTGCTCATTAATTACTGTTCTATAGTAGAGAGCTGCACCGTCAGCAGTTTTAGCGTCATCTGCTCTAGAAACACCCTTAAATGTTTCCAATATAGTTCCGCTAACACCTGTGAATCTTCCGTTTTCGTCAATAACAGCAACGTGCATCAAATCATTTGCTGCAGTATTACCGAATTCTGTTACATATTCAGATTGACCTGGTGCTCTATCGAATGTGTTATAGAATTCCCAGTAACGGCTGATAGTATTAGATGTATAAGCTTCTCTTAGTCTGTAGTTGCTATCAGTAGAGATTGAGATTGATAGAGTTGTATTTGTTGATGTAACAGTATTTCCTACCGAAGTAACCTTCATATACTGTTCACCGATAGAACCATTACCGACCTTAATTAAATCACCAACAGAAATAGATGACTGTACTGAAGAAATAGCAGTTTGTGCTAAGCTCCAAGCAACAAATGTATGGCTCTCAGAGTTTGCTTTAGCTGTTGGTACAATCAATCTTTCAACAGCTGTTAGGCTATGGCCAGATTCTGTAGCACCCTTTGTTATATTTACATTTGCACCACCATATGTGGCAGCAAGAGTAACAGTTGTTGAGTTAGCAGTTGCAATCCAGTAGTAT